ACCACAAGAAGTTAAACATGCAACGTGCTCTTCGGATAAAGCAAGAAAGCTACTAGGTTATAAGACTATGACTAATACGAAAGAAGGAATCAAGAAGACCTATGAGTATATCAAGAACCACGGACCACGGGCCTTTCAATATCATATAGACATAGAAATTATAAATGATAAGACTCCAAAGACTTGGACAAAGAAATTAATATGACATACAATCTAAATTTAAAAATAGATGACATTACAGATTTTAGTTTTAATTTTTCTAAATGGCATAAATCAGATATTAATGAACATATTGCTACAATGCATAAATATGCTAATGAGTGTAATCACATTACTGAATTTGGAGTTAGAGCAGGAATCAGTACTTGGGCATGGTTAGCTTCTAGAGCAAAAGTTATTAGGTGTTTTGATATAGATAATGTTACAGATAATTTAAAAATTCATTTTCAATCAGCAAAAGATACGCAAAAAGATTTTACATTTACTTGTGTTAATACTATTGCAGATAACTTAGAAATAGAACAAACTGATTTATTATTTATTGATACAGACCATACTTATAATCAATGTAGTAAAGAATTACAAATGCATGCACATAAGGTTAGAAAGTATTTGATATTCCACGATACAAACCTAGTTAAAGATCTAAATAGGGCTATAAGTGAGTTTATAGAAGCTAATAAGGAATGGAAAATAAAAGAAGTATTAACTAATAATAATGGTTTAACTGTGTTAGAAAGAACTGCATGAACCATGTATTTTGTTTTGTAAGTTCTAAAGTTACAGAACAATATTCTAAATTAGCTTTAGATAGTTTTTTTAAACATACTAAATTAGAACCTGGCGATATATTTGTATTTGTAAATAATGATGGAACAAATGCATTTAGAAAAGATTACCCAATAGATATTTATATTAATAATAAAACACCAAAGGCTTGGGCAACAAACTTTAATAAAGGTTTAAGAGTTGCTAAGAAATTTAAAAAACATTTTGTAGTTATAACTAATGATGTTGTATTTACTAAAGGGTGGTTAGATGTATTAAAACAAAAAGATGATATGATTTTAATACCTGTTTGTAATGTTAACTTTATGTATAAGAGTTCTTATTTTTCAACTGCACCCACTATGCAATTAGAAGAGTATATTGGTAAAGAACATTATTTAGATGCTATTGTAAATTTTCACCAAAATAACTTTAAATTCAATGACTTAAATGAACGTATATTTATGCAAATGTATTTAGCTAGAATACCTTATAAGATACATGATGAGGTTGGTTATTTTGATCATACGTTTTCTAATTGTGGTGGAGAAGATATGGACTATAGAATTAGATCTGCAATTAAAGGTTATAAAACTATGTTAGCTGTTTATCCTTTTATATTACACTTCCATGGTAAGTCTTCTTGGGATGGTGCTGAATCTACAGAACAAGAAAGAGTTAGAAGAGAACAGTATTTAAAAAAAGGTGTAGAAAAATGGGGAGAAGATCTAACAGAAATATTTATTAAAGGAACTGATGCAAAAGAACATGCCCATAAAATAGGTTTAGGAAAAGAATTTGACAACAATGAACAATATAATATTATACGTACATTGAAAAAATGCTAAGTATTGATACAGTTCAAGATATAAAAAAACTAATAAACAAGCGTTTAACCGTGATAAAGGATGAACTTTGCTATGGTATAGACACGCTTGATAAACTTCATTATTCTAGGGGTCAACTCAGAGCCTTAGAAACTCTGCTTCAGGATCTTAATGACCTGCTGAAACGGGAGAATAGTGAAGATGACGACGACAGTAACAACTGATATACCTTCTATACACGAAGGTTTAAAAGACGTTTACCAAGATAAAGAAGTGGTTGAGAAAGTTCTCAATCCAAACTCAATAGATAAATCTACTTTAGATAGAATGCCTCAGCCAACAGGCTGGAGACTTTTAGTCTTGCCTTATGCTGGGCCAGCTCAAACTAAAGGTGGAATTATTCTATCTGATAATTCTAAAGACACAATCCAAATGACAACTGTTTGTGCCTACGTTCTTAAAATGGGAAATCTTTGTTTTAGAGATAAAGATAAATTTCCATTAGGACCATGGTGCAAAGAAGGTGAGTGGGTAATTTTTGGAAGATATGCAGGTAGCCGATTCAAAATAGAAGGAGGCGAAGTTAGAATTCTTAATGATGATGAAATCATTGCTAAGATAGATAACCCCTCTGATATTTTGCACATGTACTAATAGGAGGACAACATGAATGAACAAACAAAAAAACAACCTGAGGTAGAATTAGATCTAGATGATGTTAATGAAACTTCGGTTGAATTAAAAGACAAAGAAGAACCTAAAAAAGCACCTAACTTAAATGTTGGAGAAGTTGATTTAGGATATACAACTCACGATGGTAAAGCAGAAAAAGAAAAAGAAAAAATTTCTGTTGAAGAAATAGAAGATCAACCTAAAGTTGAAGCTAAAACAGAAGAAAAAAAACCTGTTGATAATCTAGAGCAACACACGGAAAGCGTAAAAAAACGTATTGATAAATTAACTTATAAAATACGTGAAGCAGAAAGAAGAGAACAAGCTGCTTTAGAATACGCTAAAGGTTTACAGAAAAAATACTCAGATGCTGAATCTAAGTATATGGATGTAGACACAAATTATATTAAAGAATTTGACGCAAGAGTTGATGCTCAACGTGCTCAAGCTAAAGCTAAGTTAAAGCTTGCCATTGAGTCTCAAGATGCGGAACAAATCGTAACTGCACAAGATGAACTGACAAGGTTGTCCGTTGAAAAAGAAAAGGCACGAATCGTTATGAGCGAACGTGAGGTAGCTAGAAAATCTTTTGATGAACAACAAAAAGCTCAACCTGTGCAAAAAGCACCACAACAACCAATCATTCCAAGTACAAAAGCTAAGTCATGGGCTGAAAAGAATGAGTGGTTTGGTAACGATAAATACATGACAAACTCAGCATTTATGCTTCATGAAGACTTGGTAAGTCAGGGGTTTGACGCAGAGAGTGATGAGTACTATAATGAAGTAGATAAACGAATGCAGGATTTATATCCTCATAAGTTTGCTAAATCTCAGGAATCTGAGGTTACAGAGGAGAACAGGAAACCCGTCCAAACTGTTGCTTCTGCTGGAAGAAAACAATCAGGACGCAGAACCGTGAAACTCACCAAGTCACAGGTGGCTATTGCCAAAAAATTAGGGGTGCCACTAGAAGAGTACGCTAAATACGTGAAGGAGGTATAATGAGCGATAAAATAAATAATAGAACTTCACGCGAGTCAGAAGTAAGAAATAAGGATCTTCGTAAGAAGCCTTGGACTCCACCGTCAAGTCTGGATGCACCTAAAGCACCAGCGGGTTTTGTTCACAGATGGATTAGAACAGAATCGCAGGGTTTTCAGGATACGGCAAACGTATCTAAAAAACTCAGAGAAGGTTGGGAATTTGTGAGATCTGAAGAAATTAAAAATTCTACAGGTGATCATGATTATCCAGTAATCGCTGAGGGAAAATATGCTGGGTTGATCGGGGTTGGCGGCCTTGTGTTGGCAAGGATACCTGAAGAAATTGTCAAAAGTCGTTCCGAGTATTTTAAAAAAATTACTCAGGAGAGAATAAAGTCGATTGATGCTGATTTAATGAAGGAACAACGACCTGGAATGCCTATCAATATTGATAGACAGTCCCGTGTAACTTTTGGTGGTGGACGTAAGTCATAATTGTTTGGCAAAAGTCAACTACTGTAAATTAAATTAAAACAAACGGAGTATAAATAAATGGCAAACGTAACAGAAAGATTTGGTCTAAGACCAAGTCGACAACTTAATGGCAGTCCATTTATCAACGCCCAAAACAGATATAGAGTAGCAACTAATAACTCTACTAACATTTACCAAGGTGATGTGGTTATACCATTCGCTTCTGGTACAGTTGGAAGAGCAGTTGCAAATACTTCTACACCTGCTGTGGGAGTTTTTAATGGCTGTTTTTATACAGATCCGACAACTCAAAAACCAACATGGAAGAATTATCTTCCAAGTTCAGTTGACGCAAGCGACATCGTTGCTTTCGTAATTGATGCACCAGACACAGTATTCGAAGTGAATGCTAATGGTGTATTTGGAGTTGCCGACATCTTTAAAAACTTTTCAGTTAATAATGTAACTGGAAATATACAAACAGGTATATCTTATGTACAATTAGATGTAGCGAATTCAGGAACGGATTCTACATATTTAGTTCAAGCAATTGATATATCAGGTGACGTACTTAACAGTGACGTAGCTGTCTCTAATGCAAATGTTCTTGTTAGAATTAACAACCATTTCTATAAAGCCGCTACTTCAGGACTATAATAGGAGAATATAAACTATGGCTATATCACGATCACAACTAGTTAAAGAACTAGAGCCAGGATTGAATGCCCTATTCGGCCTGGAATACAACAGATACGACAACGAACACGCAGAAATCTTTACATCTGAATCTTCAGACAGAGCTTTTGAAGAAGAAGTAATGTTAACAGGTTTTGCGGGTGCAGCTATCAAACAAGAAGGTGCAGGAGTGCAATTCGACCAAGCTTCTGAAGCCTACACTTCAAGATACACTCATAATACAATTGCTTTAGCATTTGCTATTACTGAGGAAGCTATTGAAGATAACTTGTACGATAGATTAGCTTCTAGATACACTAGAGCTTTAGCTCGTTCAATGTCACAAACTAAACAAACAATAGCAGCTAACATTTTAAATAATGGTTTTGATACTGGTGGTTCATACAACGGAGGTGACGGTGTTTCTTTATTAAACGCTTCTCACCCTCTTGCTAATGGATCAACATTTTCAAACATTTTAGCTACTGCAGCGGATCTTAACGAAACTTCTTTAGAACAATCGTTAATTGACATTGCGGGATTTGTAGATGAAAGAGGATTGAAAATCGCTCTTCAAGGTAGAAAATTGATTATTCCAAAAGAATTACAATTTACTGCTGAGAGAGTTTTAAGATCTCCACTTAGAACATCTACATCTGATAACGATATCAATGCTATGTTAAATATGGGAATGATTCCTGAAGGTTACAGAATCAACCATTTCTTAACTGATACAGATGCATTCTTTATCATTACAGATGCTCCTAACGGATTGAAAAATTTCGTTAGAAGTCCAATCAAAACAGCTATTGAAGGCGATTTTGACACTGGTAACGTTAGATTTAAAGCTAGAGAAAGATACAGCTTCGGTTGGTCTGACCCTAGAGGAATCTTCGGAACACCAGGAGCGGCTTAATAATTAAGTCTTTCCACAAAAGGGGCCAAGGTTTACTTTGGCCCCTTTTTCTTTTATAATAATAAATAATCTAGATATAATTAGTTTTGT